CAGCTACACTTATATATTTCAATTACAAGACTACTAAAAAGTTTGTGTATAAGAAAAAAATATTAGAAGGTGGTGGAGAGAGAATGATTGAGAAAGACGACACTTTCAATCCACCTGAAGATATGATGAAGGAGGGTAAGTTTGAGAGAGTAGAAAAAACTATCGAAGTTTGGTACGAAGGAATAATGGTGGCTGGTTCTAATATTATGCTAAAGTGGGAAATGGCTAAAAATATGGTTAGACCTAAGTCAGCTTCTCAACACGCAATGCCTAACTACGTGGCTTGTGCCCCAAGAATGTACAAAGGAAATATAGAATCGTTGGTAAGAAGAATGATTCCTTTTGCAGACCAGATTCAAATAAGCCACTTAAAACTACAACAGGTAGTTGCTAAGATGGTTCCGGATGGTGTGTTTATAGACGCAGACGGATTGAGTGAAGTAGACTTAGGTACAGGACAGGCATACAATCCAGAAGATGCATTAAGACTATACTTTCAAACAGGTAGTGTAGTTGGTAGAAGTTATACTCAAGATGGTGAGTTTAACAATGCTAGAGTTCCGATACAGCAATTAAATACTAGTAGTGGTCAATCTAAGATGGCTGCATTAATAGGGAATTACAATCATTATTTAGGAATGATTAGAGCAGTAACTGGATTAAATGAAGCTAGAGATGGTTCAACACCTGATCCAAACGCATTAGTTGGTGTTCAGAAATTAGCAGCTCTTAATTCTAACACAGCTACTAGACATATTCTAGAAGGCAGTTTATATATTAGCAGAACACTTGCAGAGGGGTTATCCTTAAGAATAGCTGATTTATTAGAGTATGCTCCATTCAAGGAAGAATTTGCTAATCAGATTGGTAAATATAATGTAGATAGAATTGAAGATATTAAAGACTTATATCTATATGACTTCGGTATATTTATTGAAGTTGCTCCTGATGAAGAAGAAAAAGCAATGTTGGAACAAAACATTCAAATGGCTTTATCTAAAAATGACATTAGCCTAGAAGACGCTATTGACATTAGGGAGGTTAGAAACTTGAAGATGGCTAATCAGTTATTGAAGCTTAAGAGAAAAAGAAAGCAAGACGCTGACAGGGAAGCAGCTGCGATGCAACAACAGATGACTGCTCAAACTCAGTTCCAGTCTCAAAAGATGGCTTCAGATGCTGCGATGCAAAAGATACAATTAGAGGGTGAGATGAAAATGAGAGAGAAACAAGCGGAAGTAGCTTTTGAAATAGAGAAGTTGAAAAACGAAGCAGCTCTTAAACAGCAACTAATGACATATGAGTTCCAGCTTAATATGCAATTAAAAGGTGTTGAGGAAAGTCAAATAAACAAAAGAGAAGAAAAAAGAGAAGAGGCTAAGTCTGAAAGGATAAGCCAACAAAATACTGAGCAATCAAAGTTGATTCAACAGAGGCAAGAAAAGTTACCTCCAGTTAACTTTGAATCAAAAGAAGATAGCTTAGATGGGTTCGATTTAGCAGAGTTTGAACCTCGATAAAATAAAAAAAATAATTAGTAACTTTGCATAATAAAATCAAATTAAATGGAAATTAAAGTAAAAGAATACGATTCTGGACCTCAGAAGTCAAAAGCACAAGTAGAGGAAGAATTGTTACAAAAGCACGAAGCCGAAGTAAATGGTGAGAGTGTAGAAGAGAATAAGGTAGAAGCAGTTAGCATAGGTGAAACTAAAACAGAAGAACCTATTAAAACTGAAGAACCAATTAAAGAAGAGCCTGTAGTGGAAGAAAAGCCACAAATGGGTGAACAAGAAGTTCTTTCATTTATTAGAGAGAAATACAGTAAGGAAGTTAATTCTATTGATGACCTACTTGCTAAAAGAGAGCAAGAAGAGTTGCCAGCTGATGTAGCGACTTACTTACAGTATAAAAAAGAGACTGGTCGTGGATTTGAAGACTTTGCTAAAATCAATAAAGATTATAGTAAAGAAAATCCTGATCAAGTATTATCTATGTATTATTCAGAAGTTGAAGAAGGTTTAGACAAGGAAGAAATAGATTATTTACTTAATTCTAGATTTGGAACTGACCCTGAAGTTGATTCAGAAGATGAAATAAAAAAGAAAAGCATAGATAAGAAAAAAGAGCTTGCGAAGGCTTTAAAACACTTTGAAGGTCAAAAAGAAAAATATAAAGTTCCTGTTGAGTCAATGGGCACTACGTTTTCTGATGAAGACCAACAAAGGTTTAAAGCTTATCAAGAACAAATGGAGAAATCCAAGGAGGCTCAAAGCTTGGCACAAAAACGAGCAGAGAGCTTTCAGGAAAACACCAATAAATTGTTTACTGAAGAATTTAAAGGTTTTAAGTTTAACATCAGTGATAAAGAATATGTTTATTCTCCTGGCGATTTCAATGAAATGAAGAAGTCTCAATCTGACATTATGAACTTTATATCAAAGTTTACTAATGATCAAGGAGAGATATCGGATGTAGTTGGATATCACAAGTCGTTGTCAATGGCAATGAATCCTGAAAAGTTCGCAAAGTATTTTTACGAGCAAGGGGTGGCATCAGCTGTTAATGAGTCTGCTAAAAAATCTAAAAATATAAACTTAGATATGAGGCAAACTCCGCAGGTGACATCTAAACAAGGATTTAGTGTTAAGGCTACGACACCCTCGTCTAGGCGAGGATTGACAATTAAGTCACCAAAAAATAAATAAGTTAAACATTAAAAACAAAAAACAATGAGTTTAAATATACCGGGGTTTGCTCTACAGCCAAGTGCTACTAGAGTACCAACCGCAACAAACTATATGACAAGTTTTGATTTTTTAAATCAATATTTGCCAGACACATACGAAAAGGAATTTGAGAGATATGGAAACAGAACTCTTTCTTCTTTCTTAAGAATGGTAGGTGCTGAGATGCCTTCTAATTCTGACCTTATTAAATGGGCAGAACAAGGTAGATTACACATTAAATATACAGACGTAACTACTAACGCTACTGCTGGACTTGGACAAGGAACATTTACAGTTGCTGACACTTTGATTCCCGCAAACCAGATAATGGCTGCTGCTGGTACAGCATCAGAAATAGCTATTAGAATAGGTCAAACAGTTATGATATCTGGAAACGCTGGCTTTGCTAGTATTGCTAACAAGGGTGTTGTTACTGCTATTACTGCAAATACTTTCACTTGTTCTTTCTACGAAACAGGAGGATATAGTGGGACAGGTAGTGCTTCAGAAAAACTAAGTGTTTTCATTTATGGTTCTGAATTTAAAAAAGGAACTGCTGGAATGGAGAAATCTTTAGAGCCATTTGACACGATTCTTGAAAACAATCCTATTATCATCAAAGACAACTACGAAGTAAGTGGTTCTGATATGGCTCAAATCGGGTGGGTAGAAGTATCTACTGAAGATGGGGCTAATGGATACCTATGGTATTTAAAAGCAGAGCACGAAACAAGAATGAGGTTTGAAGATTACTTAGAAACTGCAATGGTGGAAGCTGTTAAAGCTGAAGGAGTTGTAGCTAATGGCGCTGCTGCTGGTGGTTTTGTTGGTTCTGAAGGATTATTTTCTGCTATTGAGACAAGAGGTAATATCTTTACAGGTGCTATTACTAATTTAGGAGATTTCGATTCTATTATCGAAAGACTAGATAAGCAAGGCGCTATTGAAGAGAATGTTCTTTTCTTAAACAGACAAACATCTTTCGAGATTGATGATATGTTAGCTGCTCAGAACTCTTATGGTAATGGTGGTTCATCTTACGGATTATTTGATAATGACGAAGAGATGGCATTAAACCTAGGATTTTCTGGATTTAGAAGAGCATATGATTTCTACAAGACAGATTGGAAATACCTTAACGACCCTACAATGCGAGGTGGTTTAGTTGGTGGAGCTATTGATGGTGTATTAGTACCAGCTGGTTCAACTAATGTTTATGACCAAGTATTGGGAAGAAACGCTAAGAGACCATTCTTACACGTAAGATACAGAGCTTCTGAAACTGAAGACAGACGTTATAAGTCTTGGATTACTGGTTCGGCCGGTGGTGCAGCTACTAGCGATAGAGATGAGATGAGAGTTAATTTCTTATCAGAAAGAGCACTATGTACTATGGGTGCAAACAATTTCGTATTGTTCAAATAATAGTATAATTTATGGAGGGGAGCAATCCCCTCCTATTTTTTAAACTTTAAATTAAATCAAATGAAAAAAAAGAAAGAAATAAAGAACCGTATCTACAAGTTAAGAAACGGTCATCAACCATTAAGTTTTACAATTAATTCTAGAAATACTAGAAGAAAGCCATTGTTATATTTTGATGGTGAACACAATAGACCTTTACGTTATGCATCCAATCAAAAGAGTCCTTTTGAAGATGAGCAAGACAAAAACGTAATATTAGACCCAGTTATTTTTGAAGATGGAATGTTGTATGTTCCTAAAAACAATCCTGTATTACAGGAATTTTTACATTACCATCCAGACAATGGTTCTGTTTTTGAGGAAGTAGATAAAGAAGCAGATGCTCAAAAAGAAGTAGATTATTTAGAGGTTGAGGCAAAAGCATTTAAACAAGCTGCTGAATTAACTTTAGACCAAATGGAAACTTTAGGTAGAGTATTCTTGGAGCTAAAAGTGGGTAATTTGACTACTGCTGAATTAAAAAGAGACATTATACTATTTGCTAAAAACCATCCAGAAGATTTCTTAGATGCTCTTAGCGACCCAATGTTGGAGCTACAAGACACTGTAGTGAAAGTGTTTGATAAAGGACTGTTAAGTTTAAGAAACAATGGCAAGGATGTTTATTATAATCTTAAAACTAAGAAGACTAAACTTTTAACTATTCCTTTTGGTGAAGACCACATTCAAACAGTGGCATCATTCTTCCAGAAAGACGAAGGCATTGATATATACAAAGCCTTCCAAGATATGTTAGAAAAATAGGCTATCTTTGTAAGATTATTAACCACTTAATTTTTTAAACAATGCAAAAGTTTTTAAGTATACCAGTTACAAACGAGCAAAATCAATTAGTCTCGTGTAACGACATTAAATTAATAGAACAAGCTTCTACAACTACCGTAACAATCGCTTATGGTGGTGGAAAAGTTATAACTTTAACTCACGCTGCAGTAGCTGCTGGGAGTGAAGAAATGAGAGATGCTATTCAGGATGGTGTTGTTCAAGTATTGAAACAACAATGGACTGAAGTTATTTTACAAATGGGTTCTTTACCGAAAGCGGTAAGCGGAATCGCAATAGCTTAAGATATGGAGAAGTTTTTAAACGTACCCGTATTTAAATTGTTAGCTAGCGGAACAACTGATGATGATGGATCACCTACTGACTTAATAGACTCAGGTGCTGATTTTGTTGCAGATGGCGTTCAAGTAGGAGACATTGTTCATAATTCAACAGATAATACCTACCATACAGTTACATCAGTTAGTGCTACAGAATTAGGCGTAACTGGCGGTGGAATAGAAACTAGCAAGGCTTATTTTATTCATTCAGCTAATATTAGCAATAGCCAATTAGTTTCTGGATCAGGAGTTTTATTAGTAGAGCAAGCTACCACTAGCACTGTTACTATCACCTATGACGGAGCTGCATCAGCTGACGTTGTTACTTTAACACACGTTCCTGTTGCTTCAGGAAGTGAAGCAGTTAGAGATTTGATTGAAGATGCAATAGTTAAAGGCTACTCTTCTAGTTGGACAGATGTTTCTAACGATGTATCTACTTTACCAAATCAAGTAATAGGAATATCTATAGGATAACATTTTATCTAATATATTATAC